GATAATTCTGGCTGAAACCTATCTGATATAGATTTTGCGACCGCTGCTGATCTAGAAATTCCAGCCGTGCAATGTACCATCAGCAAATCAACTTCATTCCAAAATTCATTTACGAAACGAGCAATTTGACCTGCTTGATCTGCATCAATTTGTTTTTTACCCGGTCTTTCAAATTCAATGTCATCAAATCTAACAGAGATAAACGCTTTTCTGTTCACGTCACTAATTACAGGAGCGTCGCCCACATAGGTTTTGCCAACAGCATTAAAAGCTTTTATCGTTTGGTCAGATGGCTCAAAAGCATCTAGTATACTGATACAAGCCCAAGTATGTTCGCACTTGAAGTCCTTGAGCCCTGAACGTGGCAAGACAACTATCTTGCCAATGACAGGACGCCCACAGTAATTGTCCGAGTCCATGATCTTCTTTTGTCCATCTTCCATGACTACAGTCTTTCTCATAGACTGGTCTAACATTTGTCCCCATATATCTAATTCGTCTGTCATTTTTTACCCTTTCGAATCATTGTCTGTTTTATCTTACAAGAACTTGTATCAGCCATAGGAGCTTTAACATAAGCCTGCATGTGGAGCAGCGGTGACGCTCCCATCGGTATGTTTCCATAACCTCGACCTTCAAGTCGACCTTTCAATTGCTGAAAATTCTCGGCTGTTTCCATCCGAGGCTCATAAAGCATTCTGTTGTCATGGATAATCTGGCCGATCTTCTGTTGCCATGTCTTCGGAAGATCCAGTTCCTCTATGTTGCGGAGCTTGTCGTTGACTGTCTCCTCGCTCTGGAGGACTGTTACTAGTTTGATCCCCTGCTTGCTCCGGCTCGCCAGATATAAATAAAGCCTCTTCATTCATTAACCCCTCGAATAAAACATCCAATAATAATCGTCCTTCAAGACTATCCCCAAATTGATCACAAAAATCAAAAAGTGTCTCGGCTCCCATTTCAGCGTTTTGTTTTTCATTGCTCATACTTTAATATAGTATGATAAGCTTCGAGCAATACGCACGTGTTAAAGACAAATACTGTTTTTGTTACTTTGGATACTCAGATGAATATCTTGTGCTCCTCAAATATATTAAACAAGTATTAGAATCACATTTTCTAGGACTCAATGTCTGTTTGGGCTGTAAAGATGATAAAATACACCTATTACAGGACTTTGGGCACTTGTTAACCATTTCTCAGATCAAGGTAGAAAGATCAAATTATGGTTATATCAGAGAAGTTAAATTCAATGGCAGCACTCATCCCATAGAAGACATCCTTAATGAATGCGGGAATTTACAGATTTGTATGATGCAAGACGCACCTAGATCAACTAACAAGTGCGTAATTGTTACAGAAGGTGCTCACCCCACAAAACCATTAACTGATGATCAAACACAAGCACTGATAAAGATTGCCAAAAAAGAAAACTACGAAATAGACATCAATGGTGATGCTGAAAATGCGAGTTTGGTAATGGGCGTGGAATCAGTGCAATTGTTCCAAGCCGCTTCTAAAGGCATTGCCACCAAGTTAGTACCTACAGGACTTGGTGTCCGTTTGTATAAACGTCTGTTCTCAAACGGCGAGGTATTGTCTATATAATTACTGACGGACGGAAAACACACACAACCTCTCGTAAGAGAATTTGGGGTTAAACATGTCAGTATTTAAAGTAAAATTGCAGAACATCAAGCAGGGTCGTTTGGACCTTGATCCTTCGACGCATCCTTTGGCAGCCGGAACAGCCGCTACTTATGGATCATTGGGAAGCCAAGAAGATATTTCTCTACAACGTCAGATTTTCGTCGCCGGTCCGAACAGCACTTATCGTCTTCTGAAAGATGGCGAAACATTCACAGATTGCAACTATTGGAAGCGATTTGCTTATCCCAGTGTTACACGTGAAGTTTCTTTCATTGAAACCGTCACCGATGATGGTAGCATTTACAGCGACATTCCAGAAGAAAACACGTTTGCGGCTGGTGCTACTGAAACACTCACAACCGCTTACACTGGTACAGTTATCGATTTCGTGACAACTTACGGTGGAGCCGCTCGCTTCTTGCAAGTTCAAAACACAGACGCCACCGCAGTGGTCAATGGCGAATTGAATGGCGATACAAATGTGACCTTCCAGTTGGCAGGTGAGGAAACCCAGATCTTTAATCAGGGCGACCTTGCAATCACATTGCTCAGACTGAAATCAGATACTTCATCTTCCACAGCAAGCTGGATCGCATCCGTGCGTTCAGTACCAACTAGCTAAGCAACGATGTATGACAGTTGAAAACTAAGTAAAACTTATAAGGAACCATTCCTGCGAATGGTTCCTTTTTTTATGTCATCTACTATTGTATTCTTGACATCAAAATAAATTACGCAGACGCAGACGCAGACACATATCACAGAAACGAGTCCCATGACAGTGATTTCATCACGAAACTTAAGAAAAAGGATCGAGAGATCGAGACCTCCCAACGCAAAGAAGACACTTTCGATCAAAGACTTCTATGAAAAAAGAAATAACATAGTTATCACTCGTGGCGTAGGCGGACTTGGCGATGTTCTCATGCATCGCATGATCTTTGAGGATTTCAAGCGTCTTGCTCCTGATATAAAACTTCATTTCTCGTGTCCTAAAGTGTATCACGATGCCGTTATCGATCATCCGTTTTTAGACAAAGTCTTAGACGTGAAAGCATATGACATACAAGATTATTTGGTGTCATACATGACCACAACGGCTTGTGGTAGATATGAAATGAATCTAGCTCCCTACTCGGGTCTTCACAGAAGCGATATATGGGCTCAACATTGTGGCTTGACTCTTACAAACCACAATATGCACATTCAGTTGACAGATGAAGAGAAACAAAAAGGCCGTGATCTTATAGAATCACATCGAGATCGAAGTGGACCCAGTGTAATGATTAGTCCAATGGCTGCTTTACACAATAAAGACATACTTGAAGGTCCGTTGACAGGAGTGATCAATGGACTTCATGAACGTGGATATTATGTTTTTGGATTACATACAAAACCAATCCCCACGTTCATAAAGAACAAGACTCCTTCAATTGCTGGAATCAATTTAAGGCAATGGTTGGCAATCATTCATCAGTCGGATTACACAATTAGCGTAGATAGTGCTGCTTTTCATGCTGCTGGTGGAATGGGAAAGCCTTTGGTTGGCATCTTTACTTTTATCAATGCGGAAACTTACAGCAAATACTGCATGGAAACAACAGAATTGGTGCAAGGAGAATGCCCAAAAGGCTATGCTGGATGCTACAACTGGGGAACTTGTCCTTTTGACAAGCCTTTGCCATGCCAATCAAACATTACAGCCGAACAGATATTGGCGTCCTTTAATAATCTTGTGCAGCGGTTTTAGGAAATGACTTAGCCATAACTCTATATAATGTAACATGGTTCAGCGTATAAAACCCACTACTCAGACTAAAATAAAAGTGGTTCCTCGTGATGGAGCACTTGAAATTACCTTAAACATCAACGTCACTGTTGATGGCAACGTGACTGCATCAGCATCTAATGCCGACGTGGTTACACAACTACAAAATAAAGAAAAAGAGGATGAGGATAAAGTAGAACGTATTCTTCCTGATTTCTCAACTGGGCTGAAGCTAAACGATTTTGGAAAATAGTTATGATAGGAATTTACGGAATAAAAAATACAACGAATTGTAAAATATATGTTGGACAAAGTACCGATATCGACAAGCGATTCTATAACCATAATTACGACTTAAGAAACAACAAGCACAGTAACGATCATTTGCAAAAAAGTTGGAACAAATATGGCGATGACCGTTTTGAATTTTTAATCCTTGAAGAGTGTGACAAGACAGAGCTAAATGAAAAAGAATATCAATGGATAAAAAACCATCAACCAAATGTGTATAATTTTGAGTGTGAAATTTTGGTTGGAGGGAAAATGTCAAATGAAACAAGACACAAAATGAGTCTTGCCGCCCAAGGAGAAAAGAATTCGTTTTTTGGGAAAAAACACAACAAAGATTCTAAAAAAAGAATGTCCGAATGGAAGAAAGCCAACTATGTTGGTGAAAACAATCCTAATTACGGAAAGAAATGTTCAAAGCAAACAAAGTTAAAAATGGTAGAAAGAAATTCTTCAACCAAACTTACTGTAGATCAAGTTTTGTCTATTGTAGAGATGCTAAAAGCAGGACAAATACATCAGACAATTGCAGATAACTTTGGCATTAGTCGCACTGTGATTACAAGAATATCTAATGGAACTAGATGGGCTAACGTAACTGGCGGTCCAGTAAATCCAGTGCAATACAAAAATGGGAAAAGAGTCTTTAGCGAAGTTCACAAACAACGTATTGGACAAAAGCGAAAAGAAGCTTGGGCTACTAAAAATACTGCATTGGAGGAAAAATGATTGGATTTGACGCTGGTACATACAATTTAATTACATGCAGACGTGATGCTGATGGTAACTTAGTTCACAAAAGAGAAGTGAATGCGTTCCTAGAGATGGAGCTTGAGAATGATTTTGTCTTTAACATGATGAAACAATCGGGTGTGCCACTCATACGACGAGATGACGTCAATGTGGCCTATGCTTTAGGTGAAGCTGCCATCAACATGGCGTACACAATGAACCAGTTGGTTCTTAAACGACCGATGAAGAATGGTTGCGTCAATCCAGAAGAGAAAGATGCCTTCCAGATCATGAACATCATGATGCACAGTCTGTTGGGCAATGTGACACATGATAAAGAACTTCTTTACTACAGTGTTCCTGCCAATGCTGTCAACGAAGAAACTGATGCTGACTATCATAGAAAGCTCCTTGAAGCCATATTCAAAGCATACAAGTCAGAGGAAGGATTCGTTGTCGACCCAAGACCCATCAATGAAGGCATGGCATTAGTTTACTCTGAACTAGCCGACAAAATGTTCACGGGCATTGGCGTAAGCTGTGGTGCAGGAATGGTCAATGTAACTTTCGCCCTTTACGGAGCAGAAGTCTTCTCTTTCTCTCTTGTGAATTCTGGCGACTGGATCGATCAACAAGCATCCAAAGCGACTGGCGAAACTATTGCTTTCATTAACAAAGAGAAACACAAGATCGATTTGAGCAGAGATCCAACCAATTTGATAGAACGAGCCATCAAAACTCAATATGAGTTAATGATTGAGAAAACCATTGGTGGAATCAAAAAAGGACTGGAATCCAACAAAGATAAAAAGGCTCGTCTTGACGACCCAATTGATGTTGTGGTAGCAGGCGGAACTGCAAGTCCTCCAGGCTTTGATACGTTATTCCGAAATTTGCTTATGAGTACAGAACTCAATATTGACGTTGGAAATGTGATTCGTCCTGATGATCCTGTTGATTCCGTTTCTCGTGGCTGTCTGATTGCCGCAGAAAATTCAGGAAGCTAACCTTTTTGTTGAAATGCCTAATAAGTTGCATAGATAAGTCTGACTAGGGTAAGTCACAATTTTTTAGGTAACAATGAAAAGGGTAACAAAATGGAAAACAATAACGAAAATGCGCTCGTGGAATGCGCCAACGACTTTCACAAATTCTGTACGTATATCAAAGTAAAAAGTCCAGTTAATGGCTTAACGACTTTAGGACTTTATGATTTTCAAAAAGATTACATCAATATCATTGATGATCCAACAAACCGCCTTATACTTGCAAAGAAATTCCGACAAGGCGGTTTCTCAATAATAACTTCTACTTATCTTTTGTGGAAAGCTATGTTTCATGAAAAAAGAGTTTTGTTAGTGAGCAATAGAGATAGTGACGCATGCTGTCTTAATGGCATTATCAAAAATATAATCGCTTATCTGCCGGAATGGATGAACGAATATCTTACATTAACTAAATGCAACGATCATGAACTGATTTTCGAATCTGGCGGAAGCATGAGATTTACTGGCTCATTGCAATTCGGCAAAAGTAACATATTTGATTACTTGATGTTTGATGAACCTGCATTTTGGAAAGACGCAGGAAAGGCATGGAAAGCTCATTTTCCTTGCTTGCATCATGAAGGACGTGCCATTGTGGTTTCTACACCCAACAGAGTAGAAGGATGGTTCTATGAAATGTGGTGTAAAATTCAAACTCAACCACAAATCAAACAATTCTGGAAAGCAGTAGAGTACAGTTACAAAGATCATCCTGATTACAACAACAAGGAATGGACAGACAAAGTTAAAAAGAACTTAAGTCAAGAAGAATGGACACGAGAAGCCTTGGGAAAGTTTGTGGATCTTGAACATTCTAAGGACGATCCCCCTATGCATAAAACAAAGAACAAGGACAACGTTCTCAATCTTAATGATTCCCAAAATGTCAAAGAAGCCCTAAATGAAATCACTGCTAGTCATCGACGTAAAGAACAAGAGCATTATAAGATTTCTGATAGCAACCAAAAACGCATGCAAGAAGCTAAAAAGAAAGCTCTTGAGAATCAAAATGCTGTCGAGAAGCTGAAAGCTGCCGAGACGCAGAAATCTATCGATAAGCAGAACCGCAGAAACACTGAAGTCATAAAAAATATGATCAATAAATCTGATGTCAATAAAGACGCTTCTGATAAACATCGCAAAAAAGAAGCTATATGCGCCGCTGTCATAAATGAGAAATGTGACAAGAACTATCCTGAGCCCAAGTTATGCTTTAATTCTATGGACAAGATGCTGGGAATTCTTGGAGAGGTGCCCAATCTACGACCAAAAGGATATCAAAGAACACCTGCTATGAGTGTAGAGTCGGGTGTTCACGAAGACACTATTGCGTTGGCAGGAATTTGCGACAATGACCCTGAACCAATAAACGTTCATCCACCTGACTCTAAGCTCTTGCATCCCAAGTTTTCGAAAGACGCTCCTATAGGAACGCCCAAAGATCTGTTGGAGTTTTGGGGTGGAAGAGAGAACAAATATGGGCCATCCGTTCATTGGGCGAAAGTTGTAGACAAACTTAAGCAAGACAAGTTGAAATTGGAAAATCGAGTTAGTTTGTATTGCGATGAACCAAAGCTTTTGTTTAACGCAGGAGTCATTTCTAAAAAAGAATTCGAGGAAATGGGCAAGTTGGAGCACACTCATGTGGATCTTCAAATTTTAGATACTCTAATGAAGGATGAAGAACTGCCAGAAATGGAATTAATGTTCTTCAATGGACAACTATGTATAAACGAAGTTCCGATGCTTATCCGTGAAGATGATCTAAGAGATCTATATAATGGATACGCTGCTTTTAATGGCTGTAGAGAAGCCAAGAAGGTAGTGGTTTCAACCATCAAGGAACTCTTGATGACACTGTTTAGAAAGGAATAGAAAAGAAATGGAAGGCATTCATAAATTCGTAAACGACTTAGGCGTAGCAGCTTATATCTTGATGCATGGCTACCCTGTAGTTGGCAAACGTGGAAGATCAATATATTTTGAGTGTGCTACAGAAGAAGAAATGAAAGGGTTTGATAGGCTGGTGTTAGAATACCAACCTCCAAATGAATTCTACACATTTGATTCTTGTCTCATGTTCTTGAAAAAGATCAATGAGGTGGTGCCAGAAGAGTTGGAAGAAGATCGACACAAAATTGTCTGTGATCTAGGCGTTGCTGCATACCTTCTCATGAAGGAATACAACGATAACAGTTTAGGTGTTAAGGTCATTGGGAAAAAAGGTAAATACGTTTACTTCTCGTACCCAGAAGGCAAATCAGATGATTTCGAGAGATTGTCTTATCAATATCTGCCAAGTCAGTTTCAGACTTATGATTCTAACTTAATGGCTCTGAAGAAAATCGGCGAGTATATGCCTCCAAAATAGCCTCGCTTAATTGTATATACCGGTACAAGCCAGCGTAAGGGAGAATCGTTATGCGAAATTTCGCCGAATTTAGAAAAGAGCAACTTGTAGAAGCTATTGCAGAGGTAACGCTTCAAGAAGGTTTAGATAAGCATTTTGAAGTGCTTAGATTAGACCTCCTTGAGGCAATTAAGCTTCCGTCAATACCAGAACAAACCATTTTAGCAGAAGTTCGACACCAACAATCTAAAAAAGAAGATCATCAGATTGTTGGTAATTTTGTTAATGATCTCATCAACGAGTACAAATTGCACTTTTATGATGAGCTTATGCTGGAAGCCGATAGAGCTTTTAATGCAGGAGAATCCTTGAACCAATTCAAGGGCGCACTTCATGCTAAAATAAAAGAGTTTATAGATCAACTACGAACTCTTGTGGCAACTGCTACAAGTAACGCTCGTGATCTCGGCGATGAAGAACTTACTGCCGCAACTCCCATGGATGAACCAGCAGGTTCTCCATCCGCTGGCGGTACCGGAGAACGTTTAACAGGTCGTCCAGAAGCTCCTGATGTTGGCAGTGGAGATCTAGGAACTACCAGTTTAGACGTTGGTGCTGGAATTGGTCCTCAGGGCTATGGTCCTGCTGGTGGTGCTCCTGATGGTCCTGGTCCTGCTGCTCCTGCCTCTCCTGCCGGTACTCCTGATGGATATCCCAATTGGAGTCAAGGTCGAGGAGATTCTCGTCCTAAGACAGGTGATTACCAACCTGCTAATATGGGCAGTAAAAGACCTACTGATGGATTTATGTCTGGCTTAGGTCGATTAGCACGTCGTGCTACTCGTCCAGTTCGAAGAATTTGGCACAACGATCCTACTCGCCAGATGGCACGAGAACATAAAGAAGTTCTTGATTCTTTGTTCTTGGAAAATTGGGAAGATGTTTCTGATCTCATTGATGGATTTGAAAGCGAAATCACATCATTTGTTGATGCAAATCTAGATCAAATCATTAGTCAAATGGGTGTTACACCTGCTCCTGGTGCCATGGACGATCCTGGTGCCATGGACGATCCTGGTGCCATGAACGATCCTGGTGCTATGGACGATCCTATGGGTGATCCCGCTGATGCTCCTGGTGCCGGTCCTGATGGCAACAAATTAGCTATTAATGATCCTCGGGCTAATGTTCCTGATGAATTAAAAACAGGTAATCCAGAAATAGATGCCCAAGTGGGACAAGAGGGAGAAAATGCCGCCGAGTTAGAAAGAAGAGCAGGTAAAAGTCCAGAAGAACAAGAAAAAGCCAAAGACAAGGAAATGACACAGACTTTAGAAGAACTGGTCAGAGTTGGTGCTTCAAAAATTGGTATTGAAGTAGGGGAAATACAATACACACCAAAGACCGGAAACGCCAAAAGACTATCATCATCTTCGTTTGTTGGAAAAGAGGGATTAGATAAAGAAGGAAATAAAATACCCGATGTTGTTTTTGGAGATAATCAATGGGGTCCACTTAAAAATTACATTATCAAAAAACTATATCAGAAATTACCCGGTTTAGACAATGAACGATATGGACATGATAAATACGATCCCGAGAATCGAAAAAAAGATGGAAGTCCAAGACAAGGATCACCCAAAGCCCGAGGCGCACAAGTACGAAGTTTACTTCAAATAATCGATAAACCACAAGGCCCCATGCAAGAAGTACTTGCATATTTAAGTGCATTATCTCAGCAAATGGACGGCATGACAATTAAGCCGAAAAATACAAGGGGCAGCAAAAACGCAGCAGCAGGACAAGCAGGCATACCTACAGACGCCGCAAGTCAAGGTCAAGATCAAAATCAAGATCAAGACATAGAAAGAGCCATGCCTCAAGCCTCAGCCGTCTCAGCCGCATTATCTGCCAACAAGAGTCCATTAGGCGATCGCATGTCTGATAATAGTAACTCCGTAACACCTCAAGCTGCAACAGCA